TAGGCAACTTTTTATCCTGAATAGGCAACTTTTTATCCTGAATAGGCAACTTTTTAACTTCTGTTACCTGTTTAGGTAACTGCTTCCAAAGCTTGCTATTCTTCTGGAATGCTATTTTGTTGCCTGTTTGGGTAACTATTTTACGCTTAATTAGTTTTTTAACCGTTCTTGAAACGTGAGACTTGTGCATATCGGTAAGCTCTACGAATTGACTATTTGATATCCAGTCCTCTTTTTTGTTCCATCCGTAGGTTTTTATAAAAATAGCCCAGATGATCTGGCTTTCGTATGAGCTCATATAGGTTTTGGCTAGGTATTTAGCTATATCGGTAGCTAACTTTATGAATCCATCTTCAACTTGTGGTGTATTACTCATGGATATCCTCCTCTTGGTTTACTAATATGTAACCTTTCCCATTACATGAGTGGCAAACCTTCTTCCCATATTGAACCGTTCCATAACCTGAACAGTTTGGACACTTGAAAGGTAAAACCTTCGGCTTAACTTTTGTAATGTCAATAATTTGGTTTATTTCATCAATCTCTTCCATAAATATAACAATCATCAATCAATTACTTCCCTGCACGCGTCCCCAAATTAGAATATTTTAACTTTACACTTTTATAATTATTTAATCAAGTGATAATTAATATTCTGTCTTCCAAATAACCTTGCCAATTGCACAGTCTCAAGGTATAAGTCAAAGCGTCCAGATCCCTGTATCATCCCGCCCACATCTTCACATACAACCTCTCCAATTCCCTCAAGATAGAACGTGCGCCCAAGGTTTGCCCTATCACATGCAACGGTTTTGTTAGGGACTGGAGTTGTGCCTGTTGCTGTTCGTCCCTCGGGATGATTGCGAAGTGAAGGACAATTCATATCAATTTCTTCATCAGTCGTCAATCCTCCACAAGAGTAAGCGGTTACAATAGCGGTCTTTGTCTTTGAATTTGCCGCTGGTGAGACTTTAGGCGTAGGAGTGGTGGTGGGTATTACATTGATTGATTTGTTTTCAATTATGGGCGTTAAATCACGTCTAATAATAGGGTTCTGAAATGGTGATCTTAGTCTGTAATTTGTGAAGAACCAAAAGACACTGATCGTTGCCACAATTCCAATTATTAATGATGTCATTCCCACAACTACATACATTGTTTTGTTTTCTTCTGTAAATATTTTCATATAGTTATTTAATTTTTAATTTCCTGTCGTAATACATTCCTCCAAATTATAATTAGCTTCCATAATGTCGTCTATCTCATCGGCATCATAAGCCATATTGCATTTGTCACAGTTATAAGTGGTATCTGCGTAGTCATACCACATAGGTCCTTCACAATCTGGACATTGTTTTTTGATTTCTGTTTTCATAAATTTTAATTAATTAATAAACTTTTATTTGTTGGACAAATAGTAAATATGTGAAAGTTTCCACCATTACCACTACTATCGCCCAACCGTTGACCGTCTATCCACCGGAAACCAAGCGAGTGCATTTTATTCTGTAACTCTGCGTTTCCGTACCATTTAATCTTATTGTTGTATATTCTCCATATACCTTTCATTGAGCCAGTTTTAATATATTTTGGCATGGCTTCAATACCATTTTTTATGAGATACTCTTTCATTCTTTTGTTTTGTTCTGTCATAAGTTAATTTAATTTGTAATTATCTATCTGCCCAATAACTGCTAGTGCTTATCTTGTCTGCATATCTTTTGTAATAAGCAGCAAGTCTTTTCTCGTATTTTTTATCTTGTTCTTTTAGTACTTGGATGATCTTTTCTTTTTCTTCTTGCGTTGCTTTCTGGTCTGTTTCGAGCGCTTCGTATGATCGTCTATTACTCCAATGCTTGATAAGTCCGTCTGTTTTGTCATTTGTATATTGTGTAAATATCACGACTTCGTAATTATCTTCTACAAGTTTTTCAAGCCATTTCCTATTACTATTCATTCTCATATTGTAGTTTTTGAAGGTATGAAATTCTTTGCCGATATCCTTTGCCATTTCGCCAGTACTGTAATCAATATCTGCATAATATAGCGTGCTATCAATTCTTGGCTTACTGCATATGTCAAGGTAATAAGTACCCATATCAGCATAAATTGACGACTTTAGACAATGATCTACCATTCCTTGATCTACTTCTCCATTTCTTTTTATCCATTGTTGAGATAAAAGTTCTTTTACAGTTTTCATAAAAAAATTTAATTAAATTGATAACCTAATTCCTGATAAATACTAACCGCTTCCTTAACCTCTCTCTCGTCCTTTTCTATCTCCCTACGTTCTGCGCGGGCCTCTCTCTCTTGCTCTTCTGTTAGTTCTTTATAGATATCGTACATAAGATTTAGAATAATTAATAACATGATTTGATTATATAACCATTATATAACCATTGTCAAGCCAATATATAAAAAAATACACATAATGTGTGTATAGTTGCAAAACTAGCAAATGCATGATTGTGTCAAAAATAAAGTAGTAAAAAAAAACGCAAATATGATATGATATACACATGGTATATAACGATTCTGTACTATTTCAAGGAATCATTCAAGATATAGACTTTCTTCTATTTGGATCGAGCGCAGTATTTAATGAAGACTATTCTCTTGCTGACAGGACGCGCAATGTAAATGTTGCCCTTGATGAAGTTGTTGCGGAATTATACAAAGCAGACCCAAATCACAAATGGGATGATACTACAAATACCGACTTTCCTTTTGCAACGCTAGATTTAACCGCAAACCAAGATCATTACACGCTTTTAGATAGCTCTCTTGTTATCCACAGAGTAAGAATGAAAGACCGAAACGGGGTCTATTTTACTTTAACTCCGGCGCTAAGATCTGAGCTAACAGACGGCGAACTTAACTCAACAGGCACACCAAGCAAATACCACAAAATAGGTGGCGCAGTATTCCCAGTACCAGTACCAGACTATGGTTATGCAGATGGCGTAGAGCTTGAATTTCAGCGTGGAGGTAACTATTTTACAGCAATTGACACAACCAAAAAACCCGGATTTAATCCCGAGTTTCATCAATACCTATCAATATCAGCATCATTAAGGTATGCTATTCCAAATGGAATGGATAAAAAAGCAGCTGCGCTAAGAGCTGAAAAGCAATCAGTACTTAATGCAATAAGAGAGCATTATGAGAGAAGGTCCCCAGACATGAGACCAAAGATGAAACTCAAACACAAAAGCGCTAATAGCTACGGATTATAATTTTAAAATAAAGCATTGTAGCCAATAGATGAGCAAAACCATAATACCAACCCTTTATAACCGACTAGAAACTGAAATCAATTCCTATATGACTGGGAAAATAGAAATTAGTGAGAGAGTATTTTTCAGTCAACACCAAACCATATCAAGAATATTCAGATTTAAAAATAGAGACCTTTCAGGATCTAAACTAAACGACGATCTGTCATATGATTATTACTTCGATATAATCTCCCCCAGAGCAGATAGTGAAGTTAAAAACCTACGCTTTGACACAAAAAATATTGTTGTTTTCTCCCAGAATCCACGCAAAGATTTTCCTGTTGTCTTCATTTCAAACGCCACACTTAAAAAATGGATGGCTGAGAATGGGGAAGATGACAAGCTAAAAGCAGCAGTTGAGGAATTTACAGCCAATGGCAACGTTGGATTTAAAAAAGTTGAAGGAGGGTACGAGATTATTGACTCCATGAATACATACATCACAAACCAAACAGCCGAATCAATCGACGACACTAACATTATAGAGCGCCATGAGATGACAGCATCAGACATAAAATCAATGGAGGGATGGGACAACAAGAAAAAAGTAATATCTGAGCTAGGCAACAAGTTATTCACCGCCACAAGAGAAACTACTTCTCTAACTTCAACGACAAACAAATACGAAATATACGAATATACAGGAGAAGTATCTGAGCTTGAATTTAACCAATGTCAAGGAAAAGACGAAGGAAGTGAGCATAATTATTTCTTGGCAAAAGTTATTGTTGCCGGACTTGAGAAGAGCGGAAACGGAGAAAAATATACATTGTTTGCTGAAAAACTAGATGGAAAATTATCTGACCATTATGTATACGCACATCGAGGAAGATATGAAGGAAGATTTTGGAGAGTGGGAATGTATGAGCTATTATTCGACCATCAAATAAGAGCAAACGAGATAGGCAATCAACTAGCACGCGGGCTAGAATGGGCCTCTAAGGTTATATTCCGGAGTGAAGATTCAAGGGTGCTGCAAAATATTCGTGCTGATCTGGATAATGGTGATGTCATAATTGCCAGAGATTTAGAACAAATCAATGTTCGTATGCAGGGACTAGATCAACTTATTGCAGATTGGAATAGATTATCAGCAGACGCAGATCGCCTATCAAATTCACTTGAAGTTGTCCGCGGGGAAAATCTACCATCCGGAACACCTTTCAGGATGGGAATGCTACTTGACCAAAACGCCGGAAAGATGTTTACACTTCTACGACAGAAGGTATCAATGCCATATAAAAGAGTATTTAGAGAATGGGTACTACCTGAGCTTATAAAAGATCTAAAAGCGCAGGACATATTCAGATTAGTCGGAGAGACAGACATGATCGATCAACTACAAGACATATTGGCTGAAAGTTGGTATGTCAACAACCTAGTCAAGATAGGACCACACACCGCAGAAGTTGCAGATGCAATTAAAAAGGAAAAGAAAGCAGAACTTAAAGAGCTGGACCCAGTCATTGAGAATATGAAGGAAATCTGGAAGGGTGTACTACCACGACTATTTGTTACTATAACCGGAGAAAACTCTGATATACAAGATCAGATACAAGACTTGATATCACTTATACAATATGAGAAAGATCCAAACAGAGTTAACTGGATATTAGATACGATATACAAAGCACGCGGGATTCCAATTCCACCACCACAAGAACCTCAGCCGGTAGACGCAAATCAAATGCAGCAACAACCAACAAAAGAAAGCGGAGGCAATCCAGAGCAGACAAGTGCGCAAGATGCACAACAACCATTAATACAATAAGCATGAATAGTAAAAAAGCAAAGTTGCTGAGAAAGAAAGCAAAAGAGTACGGCTTGAAGTATTCTAAAGTAAAAGCAGCGTATAAAAAATTAAGTAATAAAAAAAGAAACATATGAGCGATATAGATTTTAGTATAGATATAATAAATTTTAACGAGGGGCTGTCACCGCTTTCCCATATTGACAGCAAAACATTTATTGGCGCTAGTGGCCAAGCCTCTGATATGAAGGCGGATATCATCTCAAAACCCGGATTTCTTACACAAAGTCCCGCTCTTGTGAACCTAACAAACGGAACACAAGCCGGAACCGTATCGGAGATTATTCGATACATACTTGACCAGCCAACTGCGAGCGATACCACTTACGCTATAGGAGCCACAAAGCTTTTTAAAGTAAGCTCAACTGCCGTAACAAGTGGAGGCTCGCCTAGTTGGCCTCAAATAATAACAAACATGACAGAAGGGGAAAGCGTCATTAGATTAAAAACAAATCTATACGGATTTTTTAACAAAGCATCAGGAGGAGATATATTCAAGATGCCATTAGCAACAGAAGTAATCGATCATACATGGGGATCTGTAGCAGATCAAGCTCTAGAGAAAGCTATTCACCCTGTAGCTGTCAAAGAGGATATTATGGTTTTTGGAAATGGAAGATATGTAGGAGTGTACGTTGAAGGATTAGCAACGCTTGACACCCAGAAACTAGACTTTGGAGAAGGTGCCGAAGTAGTAGACGTAGTTTTTAGTGCAAATGTTTGGTGGATAGCGGTCAATTCAGGAGAAGGAAAAAGGAGTCAGATATATATGTATGATGGGTCTGCAATATCCAATATACTATCAGATGAAACAGGTGTTGGAGATCAGAAGATAGGCTTTCTATACGTTCTAAATGGAACAATATATGTATGTTATAAAGATCTTAGTCTAGGTGGATTTGCCATTGGTTATTTATCAGGACGAACAGTGATACCATTGCGATATTTTAATGGGACATTACCGGACCATAGACAAAAAACATTATATAAAAATACGATATTATTTGTCTCAAGTACGGATATATGGAGTAGCGGCGCTTCAGTTAGTCAACTACCTATTCAAATATCAAAACTAGCAGATGGAGGATATGCAACTATTGGCGGTATTGCTGCACCTTTTGGAACTCCACTTATTGCATCAACAGATGGGACAACAAACCACAGATTAGCAAAGTTTAGCGGATATGCTGTTGATTCAAATTGGAGTAGTACTTTTAAAGATTTAACAAATAAAAGAATGTTGGGGAATATACAAACGGTTGTTGTTAGCACCAAGGCGCTCGGAGCAAATGCAAGGTGTGATATAACGCTTGAAGGCAATCAAGGGGCAATAACATCAAATACATTAACTGTAAGCGGTACTGGTAACACAAGGCATGTATTTAGGACGATAAACTTAGCACCGGCCGAAGATGTGAGGGTAGTTATAAGCTACGCAAACGGAAATGCAACAAATGACTGCCCAATCAGAAAAATATCATTACTAGGAAATTTTATTGAAAGATAATTATGTCAAAAGTAAAAGACCTATCATCAAAGATGAAGTTAGATCCCGCAGAAGTGGAGCTCAGTTTTCCATCAACAGATCGTCCTATGGGCGAAAAACTAGGAGGTCTTGAAATGTATTCCAATACTTTTAAACGTGGCTATGGTGATGCTGTTTTTGGATCTGATAGCAATGGCATATGGTTAGGCAAGGCCGATTTTGACGAGTCTCCATTTAGAGTGGATATGGATGGCAATATGACAGCTACCTTGGCAGATATAGTCGGATCTATTTCAGGAGGTACTATAGACATTGGTGGAGCAGATGCAACATCCTTTCATGTAGACGTAGATGGAAATATATGGTCCGGTTCTTATGCCTATGCGACGGCTCCATTTAAAATATCAAGTGCCGGAGCGGTTACGGCGTCAAACTTAGTTATTACAGGTGGGAGCATAAGCGTAGGTACTAGCGCATTTCATGTTGACACCGCTGGAAATATGTGGTGGGGAGCTTCAACAACATATGCAGGTGCAACAATCAAAATATCCAGTGCTGGATCTATAAATTTTACAAGTGGTACTTTCTCCGGAACGTTATCATCCGCAGCTGGAACACTTGGATCGATTACTTCAGGACTTTTAACAATAGGAGGAGTAAACATTGTGGGTAATGGAATGGTATTGGATAATAATTATCAGATAGCTTTTTATAAAAACGGTAATGTGAATTTAGATGGATCTATATATAAAGATGGTTCTAATAACCTCCATATGATTACACTTAATGCAAAAGTTCTTCTCACATCTTATACAGACGAAGTTCAGCTATATTCAAATAATGGAAAAGCTCTATGGTGTGACACATCTCAAAAGACTCATGTTAATAGCCCTCTGTATGTTGGTGGAACACCCAAAACGGCTGTTGTCCCAACGTCTGAAGGTTACAAAGCCCTATACTGCGTGGAGTCTCCAGAAGTTTGGTTTATGGACTTTTGTGATAGTAAAGACAATATAGATTCTCTATACTTGGAGGCAACAGAAGGGGAAATGAAATTTATTAAATTAGATGGGGGTGGTTATCAGGTTTGGAGGAGGAGAAAGGGCCATGCTGGAAAAAGATTTGAAGATAAGACCGAGGAAGAGTTTGATAAAAATAATAAGTTCTGGGCTACACCTACAATATAACATGAGAACAAAAAAAGAAACAAAAGCTCACATTAAAAATACTTTATCGCAAATGGATATATTGATGGAAAAGATACAGCGAATAGAAGATGAGAGAGTAAAAAAGGACAAAAAAGACAAAAAAGTAAAAAATAAAATAGAAAGTTTAACGTTAGAAAATTGATATAATAACATATGGCAGTAATAAACGGAAATTTAGCTGATGGAAAACCAATGCAATACGGAGCATATTACAATGGCCAAGCATTCGATGGAAACAAGTTGCTACCTGCTGGAGTTGATTTTAAAGGCAACAAGGTATCAGATGAAGTAATTGCACAAACAAATCCGGATAATGTCTCCTATATAAATAATCAGATAAAAGCGAATCAAATACAAGCTCCAGTATCCGTTCCTACCTCTTCAGGGTCGCAAGATAGCTTGGTGTCTTCATTGTCTGCAAATGTAGACAAATCAAGGGCAGCAATGGAATCGATACTACAAAAACAAAAAGAAGAAAATGATAAAAAACTTGCAGAACTGAGAGCAAAAGAACAAGAAACATTAACAAAAGTTGGAGAGTTGACCACACCATTTAGAGAAGAACTAGAAACAGCAGAACGAGAAAGATTATATATAAACGAAAACTTTGAAGCAAATCAATCACTTGCAAGAGAATTAGACTCTCTCCTTACAGAGGGAAACGATCTTATTAAACAGCAACGAGAAGTTACCGGACTATCAGCAATTAGAAATCCACGTATTCAAAAAACGATGGATGATGTAGCTGCACGCGCTGGAGTTATTGAGGCCGTTATTAATGTTCGTAATGGCCAGATTGCACAAGCTGAAACGCTCATTGATAGATCTATAGGCGCTATTACAGCAGATAGACAAGATAGGCTCAAATATTATGAAACTATATTGAATTTGAATAATAGAGACATTATTTCTCTTGATGCAACTGATAAGAGGATAGCAGAAGATCAAGTTGGTATCGCTAAAACGTTCCTTGATAGTGCTATTGAAACATCAGACTATTTCAAGCAGCTCATGATTAATCCGGCAACCGCGTCACTTCTAGGACAGGCCGGAGTTAAGCTAACTGATACGCCAGAACAAGTAAGTGTCAAACTTGCAAATGCTGAGTACTCAAATGAAGTTCGAGATCTTACAAATGAAATGGCAACGTCCGGAGCAAAGATGATAACAAATCCAAGCTCTGTAGCTTCAGATAGACTCGTTACACTCACTGATTCAAGAGGACAGCAGTATTACTTTGAAAAAGAAGCAAAGGCGCCAACAACAACAGATATAGTAAACGACTTTATGTCTGGTTTAGAAACGCCAACAACTACCACGACAACTACAAACAGAAGCGTTACAACAAGTCAAAAGCCACAATTTACTCCATCACAAGGCGTGGGATATATATGGGTTGATCCAACAACCGGATCAATGTGGCAATTTACAAAGAGTGGCTGGACAAAATTATTATAATATATGATAAAACAAAATAATCTAATAACACCAATAATATCCCAAGAGGATAATGTGGGAGATAAAGAAAAAAAGGATATGGAGAAAAATGGATCATTTAGTATAGCTCCAGAAGATAGATCTATTGCAGAGGCAGCAAAAAAGAATGGATCTAGTATGCGCCAAATTTCAGAGGCTCTTGTTGAGAGAAAAAGAATACTAGCGAATAAAGAAGCACGCGGAGAGACTACCGATACACAAGCAGCTCCAGATATAGCTTGGGAGGATTATTTGGGCGCAGCTGAAAGCGCAGCTGGGATGACACTGAACGAAAATCAACAACAAGAATTGAAAGCTCAATATGACGAAAATGTTTTACAAGGACCGGAAATGCCAGCATTAGAAGATCAAAGTTCATCTTATGACCCATTTGGTGGCAGAAGTAAGCAGGAAGTGATAAAGCTTGCATATAGCAAAGGAATCCGGACTGTTACCGCTTTAAAACAGATCGAAGATGTCTATGATATGGTTTCTGGACTTGATTCAGGAGCAGGAGACTTTACAACAACCGAACAGAAAAAACTTGAGCAAGCTAACTTACTTCAAGCCACAAGAAAAGAGCAATTAGACTATCTATACAAGCCAGCAAATACCGATGAAGAGGATATGCAATTATTAATTGATAGCTTGTCTGGATCTTAATAACTATGGCTATTCCCAACCATGAGCAGATAATAGCAAGTCTTGGAAAAAAAAATAATATAGCCGACAAGCAAACTAAGCAGCCATTATCATCTCAAAAAACTCTACTTCCGACGCACACTGAAATATTAGCCAGTATGAACAAGGCTCCAACTCCAGTTGCTCCAGTGCCTCAATCATCCCCAGTCTCTCTATCTACTCCAATTGCTTCAAATATTCCGGTTACTAGACAGACTCAACAAACACAGCAACCACAAAACACAAGCTTTTTAGATAAGACAAAAGGAGCAATAGAGTATGGGAAAAATCTCGCACAGGAAGTAGGAAAAGCGTTCCCGTACGGAGCAAGGCAGATGGTGGATAAGACTAAAATTGGACTAGGTGTCGGGATAGATGTCTTAAATAGGACAGGAGCAAATCCATATCTACATGGTGCTAATTTTAATTCACCAGAATATAAAGACCTACCATCATTGAGCAAGGCCGGAGTTAATGAGGATTTATACAATGTTCTAGCTAGAACAAAATCATCAGTGGCAAAATCCAACATAACAACAGAAAGATTTAAAAAAAGTATTCTTGAAAGTGGAATGCAGGGTGTAGAAAAAACTGAACAGGAAATGAATAAAAATATTGGAGCTATAGAAGACCATGGAAGCTTTACCGAAAATCTCAAGGATCCAAAATGGGTGGGGAGAATGTTATCTGTAAACGTACCTAGCTTTCTCGTATCACTTGGAATTGGAGCAACAACAACAGCAATATCTAAAAATCCAGTGCTTGGTTATGCAGCGGGCTTTGCTCCATCATACCTACAGAATGCAGGAGACGTATACGGAGAAGCTAAAAATTCCGGAGCAGATGAAGAGACAGCTATTAAAACAGCCAACCTAGTCGGAACTATTAATGGGGCGCTTGACACAATTGGTATTAGCAGCATTCTTAATAAATTTGGAGGAGATGAAGCAATAGGATTTACTGTAAAACAAATATTAAAAAACATGGCGGTATCTATTCCAGAGGAGGGAATCACTGAAGGAATGCAGCAGGTTGTTCAAAATTCTGTTGCCCAAGTTTACTACGATCATAAAAGAGACGTATTTGCAGGCGTACCAGAATCAGCATTCTTTGGGTCAATAATGGGAGCCGGAGGATCAGTCGCTACAGATATAGCGATGGGATCAGCGCAAGCATATGCAAAACTCCCGAGAGATGTTAAAGAGGGAGGATATCTAAGTACAGATATATACAAAACTAAAATTGAAAATTCATTACAAAATGCTAAAACAGCAGAAGAGGGCGCACAAATAATAAAACAAGAAACAGATAGAATTATAAGTACAGCTAAAAATCCTAATGATCTTAAAGCTCTCAAAGCAGCACTCAATAAAATTGTAAATGAAGGTGTTGGCACATCGGGTAATTGGAAACAAGACTACTATATAAAAAATGTAGAAGTATTTGGGAATACAGACAATTTACATCTTAATGAGGCGGTCAATCAAATTGAACGTATTGATGATATTCTCTCAAAAGGAAACATAAAACCAAAAGTAGACCCTACAGAAGCCTACAGGAATAGTTTACAAAAGAAGAATGCATTGGCTAAAGAGGCTCGAATTGCTGAGTATAATAAAAATCGACCATCCGTAGTACAGGCTAATAGAACTTCTTACGATGATTTTATCAAGGGAGTAGAAGAATTTAGTGCTAAAGAATTTAAACAACCTACATTGAAGGTTAAGACAGACCCAACAGAAGCCTTGAAGGTGGAGGCTCGAAAGTACAAGAGTGCGGAGGAGTTTGTGAAAAGTCAAAAAAGAAAACTACCAGTGAGAGGTGAGCCAGTAATTGGGACAGAAGAATTGTCAAATAATAATTTGAAACTATATCTTGACGATATAAATTCGCAACAAATACAAGAGAGAATAGGAAAAGAGGTTGTAAAAAAACGAGTCAATAATGTTGTTGTGACCAAAGGAGAGTTTGGGGGCGGTAGATATTTATATAAAGATTCGAATGATAGGATTATTGGTGCTTTGAATTATACAGGGAATAGTGAAAAAGGTTTTGTTTTATCAAATATATATACAAGTCCCAACTTTAGGAATAAAGGCATTGCGACAAAACTTCTTGCATTAGCTAAAAAAGACATGCCAAATATAGAAGTTGACAGTAGCCTAACCAAAGAGGGTGCTGATTTCTTAAAAGTCAAAACCAAATCCCAACTCACCGACATATGGAATAAGGCTCAAAAGACCACTCCTCAAGCCGTTGCTACAAAAACAGATGAAGCCAAAATAGACCAATACAACAAGAAGTATAAAGACCAACTATTAAATACGGATAATGTTCGGGAATTATACACCTCTGAAGGCTATAATCGGACAAACTCTGCAGAATTTCACAAAAGGTCTTCTAAATTAGCCAACGAGATATTTAAACGACAAGTGGCAAAACTTAAGCCAAACGATAATTACTTGTTCATGGCCGGAGCAAGTGGAACAGGAAAGTCAACAGCGATAAGTAAATACTCAGATATTACGAGCGATTTAGCAGGTGGGCTTGACGGCAACTTTTCATCGGGCAGCTCATTAAAAAAACTAAATAAAGTAATAAAGACCGGAGCTAATGTTCGAATAGCTTTTGTATATAGAGAGCCAATGGACTCTTGGAATAATGGAGTTGTCTCTCGAGCAATAAATCCGACAAACGGACGAGTTGTACCCCTTGAAGTATTTTTAGACAATCTGGAAGGTTCTCCAAAAACTGTTCTTAAAGCGCATAGAAGGTATGGAGACAAGCTAGATATACAAGTTATTGACAATAGCAAGGGAAAGAATAATGCCGTATTAGTCGATTACCCAATTGAATTTTTGGAGAAAATAGAGTATAATATGAGTGATGTTAAAGAAAAGACAAGGCTCTACACAGAGAGCAAAATCAAAGATGGAACGATCAGTGAAGAAACAGGAAAGGCTCTCTTGGGCAAAGAAACTGGTAAACAACCTCAACAAAAACGTCAAAAACAACAACAACCCTCTGTAAGCTCTACTACAAAAGAAACTACATCAGACAGCGTTATCGAAGATATAAAGGATGGATTTGAAGGTGGGAGAAAACTACGAGATAGCGCACAGAATGATTTAAAAGGCACAAAATCTCAAAGATTGAGAACAGAGCTTGTAGATAGATTAACCCCTATTTTTGACTTTGTAAATAAAGCCGCTAAACAACTACCAACAGAAAATAACCCATATAGAAAATTAAGACTACTTGCTGGAGTATCAGGCAAAGTTGAAGCATTTTTAGAAACAAAAGTAGCCCCAATACTAAAATCAGAAAAAGATAGACAGGGCGACTTATCAGCTCTCCTTGTCCTAGAACGAGAACAAGAGCTTGTGGTAGACCGAGGGCTCAAAAGAAAAAGAAATATTAAACAAATAGAGCAGGGCATATCAGAACTAAAAGCAAAATATGGCGATGCTGGATTTAAAACACTTCAAGAATCAGCAAATAAACTAAGAGCAGTTGGTAATGAAATGCTCGATATGCTACACTCTGCCGGAATTATAAGCGACGCTTCATTCAAAGAAATTAGAAAAAATAATCAATTCTATACTCCAATGGAGGCGATTGAGCATATAGCGGATAATCTGGAGAAAGGAAGATATGGCTCGGGCAACTCGTATAACGTAGCAAGCCAAGACGTAGTGAGAGCAATAAAAGACTATACAGGAGAGGTTGGCGACCCAATAGAGGCGCTTGTTCGTAAAATACCAAAGGTTATGGCGCTTGTTGAAAAGAATGCTGCTATAAAGTCCCTAACTGATATGAGAAAGCAGTACCCAAGCGTATACAGAGACACTATCATTCCTGTCAAGGGCGATCACGTTCCGAAAGGAATGGGAACAATCAATGTATTCGAGAATGGAAAAAATGTAAAGTATGCAGTGCCAGAAGTTATTGAGTCTTCTATAAAAAATCTTGATGCCGAAACTTCAGGAATATTAATAAAAACCCTTTCTATACAAGCAAAGATATTAAGAGCAGGAGCCACAGGCTTGAACATCGCTTTTATTCCAGTAAATATAATACGAGACATGCAGGACGCTTTGACAACAGAATTTAGCGAAAAGGGCGCAAAAGCAATGCTTAAGTTTCTCGGCTCATATCCTCAAGCAATATTTGAAGCAGCAAACAAAGGAGAATTATATCAAGAGTGGGCAAAATCTGGAGGGCTGCAATCAACCTTGACTGAGCAGATATTTAAAAGAACTACAAAAACTGTTGCGGAAATGAGTGGCCAAAGGAGCATGGTAAAAGAACTAATTAGCAGTCCTGTAAAACTTATTGAATTTGCAAATAGAGTAGGAGAGCAATCAACAAGAATTGCAAGATTTAAAGCGGGGATAGAATCTGGAGAGAGTAACGTCGAAGCTGCTTTCAGGTCTCGCGACGTATCTATTGATTTTGCAAAGTCCGGAACTGTAATAAAGACATTTAACCAAGCTATACCATTTTTAAATGTAGGAATACAAGGAACTGAGAAGTTGGTGAGATTATACAAAGATAATCCAAAAGGAGCCATTATAGCAACAAGTGTTATGTTTGGAATGCCAACCGTATTGCTATATATGCTTAATAGTAGATTTGAGGACTTTGACGACATACCAAGATCAGAACGTGAAAACAACTGGATATTGATAGCGAGAGACCGCACACAAGAAGAGATAGACAACGGCGATGACGTCATTGGATTTAAAATACCAAAAGGATTTTTAGGCAGGATGATAGCAAATACACTTGATTCTTCTATGGATTTTATGAGAGAAAAAGACCCATCTACTTTTGGAGAAGCAGCGCTCAGTACTTTGTCCGGATTGTCTCCTATAGGCATTCCATACAATAAACAAGAGCGAGGCAGGACCTTATCTTCAGTCCTTCCGCCATGGATTCAAGCTACAATAGAGGGAGTTACAAATACTAATTTATATTATGGATCAGCTATCGTTCCAAGAAGTTTGCAAGGAGTAAGTCCAGAAGAGCAATACAGAGATACAACTCCTGAAGTTTATAAAAAATTAGGAAAAATAACAAAGCAATCACCGCTTATCATGGAGAACACAGTAAACACAACAACTGGAGGACTCGGAAGACAGCTTGCAGAACTTGTTTCAGGAAATTTCGTAAAAGGGACAATGGGTCAGATAACTCGTAGATTCTCCGGCGTTAGAGGAGGAAAGAAAAACAACAAAGAAGTTGACCAGATATTTGACAAAATAACTGAAGGCAAAACTGATTCTCTATTAAAAAAAAGAGCTGCAGAAAGTCTATATGAAGAGATTAAGGGGAAGCCGCGGGAGATTGTCAAAGCCAAAATACTTGAAGCAGCCAAGGAAGACCCCGAAGTTGTCAAAAGACTTAAGGACACAATGGAAGAGAAGGCATTAGGCTTAACATACAAAGAGCGTAGTATAAAACAACTAGGAGTAACAAACGGCAACAGAGCTGAATATATATTTGAAGAGCTTAAAAAGATAGACTCAAAAAAAGCAAAAGCCGCGTATATAAAAAGTCTATACACAAAGAAGATCTTAACAGGTGAAGTAATAAAGCAACTCGCAGCATTAGCAGCTGAAGAAAAAAACAGCAATTAATCGTATTTTACAATTCCCATAAAGTGAAATTGTAGATACGACAACCAAGAGAAAAAAAATGCGACTGCGATTGATTCAGACAAAGAAGCTTCAAACAACAAGTGGTAAAGCCACGATATAAACAAGACTCCTAAAAAATAACTTACATACTTCATATATACAACTTATATTATCATAATGTTATAATGATTACATGAAAAAAAAGGGAGCGCCATTTGGCACAGTAAATAATCCAGAAGGCAAGGGGGGATTCGTAGAACACCCAGAAAATAGAGGTTCCGGACGATGGAAAAAAGAAGACTCCATAGGGGAACAATACAACATGTTAATTAGACTCACAGCTGCGCAATTTTCAAAGTGGGAGACAGATCACCCAGAAGATGAAAGGACTGTAGCCCAAGACCTCGCATACGCTTCAGTTAGAGAAGCAAGAACAGACCTTAAGTACCTTGTTGAAGTAACAGATCGTACAGAAGGTAAGGCTCCACAGAAAATAATATACGATGGTGAGTTAACAAATAAATTTGATGATGAACAAATCGACAGAATTGCCAGTCGTCTCTCAGAAAGAAAAAGAGATGATGGTGGTACACCAAGCGAATAAATATCTTATTGATTTTGCTATAGCCATTGACCCAAAGTATCAAGATACATGGTTTCATGAAACTATTGCAACAGTCTTGCAGTCTTCACTTGAAAAAGTTGAAAGAGGAGAAGACGCCCGCGTTATAATACAGACCCCCCCACAGGTTGGAAAAAGCTACACCGCAACACAAATGTTTCCGGCATGGTCTCTAGGACATCATCCAGAATGGCCTGTCATTGTAGGCTCATATTCAAGCGATCTTGCCACAAGATTTGGACAGGACACAAGGGACATAATGCAATCAGAGAGATACAGGACAATATTCAGTGCAAGATTGAGACAAGATACAAAATCAAAGGGCTACTGGAAAACAGGAGATGGGGGAAGTTATACCGCAGTTGGAGTAGGGGGAGCAATAACCGGAATGGGATTCAAGATAGGAATAATCGATGATCCTTTTAAAAACAGAGAGGAAGCCAACTCGAAGGTTATTCGTGATTCACGCTGGGATTGGTATAGGTCCACGTTCTACACACGACAGAGAGGCAATACAGCCATTATTATAATAAACACCCGCTGGCATACTGATGATCTAGTGGGAAGGTTAATTAAACAGCAAGAAGATGACGAGAGAAATGGTGTTGAGAACTATGATAAGTGGGCAGTCGTTACATTTCCGGCAATAGCTACAGAGGACGAACAGTTTAGAAAAAAAGGTGAGGCGCTCTGGCCTGAGAGATTCCCAATAGAGAAGTTAAAGAAAACAGAAGCAGCTCTTGGACCTTATGAATTTGCTGCATTATATCAGGCAAATCCTATTACATCTGCCAATCAAGAGTTCAAAGAGGAATGGATGAAAACTCGTTCATGGTCCGCAGTGGAGGTGCTTAACACGCGCAAATTTGCTACTTTAGATCCCGGCGGAAAAAATCTTGAGAATGATGATACTGGTATTGTTCGCAACTATGTAGATCAGGAAAACAATTGGTATATCAAAGCTGTCGGAGTACATATAGATTCTGCCGAGCTTATAAACATTGTGTTTCAGCTTCACGATGAAGGATTTGAAAAAATAGGTATTGAGGAGACTGTTTACTTAAAAGCCATAGAGCCATTTTTTAAAGATGAATGCAGGAAGAGAGATAAGTTTCCAAATATTATTCCCCTCAAACATGGCGGGAGGAATAAAGAGGTTAGAATACGCGGGCTTATTCCAAGGTATTCAACCGGCTCTGTATTTCATATAGAGGGTGAATGTAAAGATCTCGAAGATCAATTAGTTGTATTTCCAAAAGGATCAAAAGACGACGTCATTGACGCATTGGCGTACCAAAATGACATAGCAGAAAAGCCTGTAAGTGAGTATCAAAGAGCTATAGTGAGACACGAAAGAAAGGAAAGAAAAGCATCTATAGAACGTAAACATGGATTATGATATAATTTATTTATGCTTTCAGATAAATTAGTTGAGGAAATAAAAGACAGCAGATACTACAAAGAATTTGAAGAATATCTTATTTCCAAGATATACGAACTCGACACCGTCGATGGAATGAATAAACTTTCAAATGAGCAAGCCGGAGAAGAATCCCGAGTGCGTGAAAAATCAATCATGATGCTAGAGTCAATACTCTCTCCATTTGTAAGAAATGCAAAGAAAATAGAGTACACAAAGGAACAAATTAGAGACGCAGAAAAAAGACGCGGACTATGACATGACTTATGAACAATCAAAGTACTAAAAACCAGATCAGAGTTTTTTTAGAAAAAGCAGTTGAAGAGGCTAAAAATCCAGACTTAAAAGATCTTCTCAAAAAGAAAAGATTGCTCAGATCAAAAAAGGTATCAAAACGTTATGGTTTATGATAATATAAATATATGCAAATAACTAAAAAACAAGCTCTCGATCTTTACGAATGCCTTAATAGTCTTGGCGACCTTTCTGGCGTACGGTTTAGTTATGCAGTAGCAAAAAATATTTCTAACCTTCAAGCTGAAATAGAATCCCTTAAAAAAGCTTATATTCCTTCTAAGGAATATTCAGAATATGACAATAAAAGAGTGGAACTTGCAAAGTCTCATTCGGTTAAAAAGGATGGAGTACCGGAAATTATTATAAGAGAGGGCGCTCAAGTATACAATATTAAAGATCAAAATAAATTCGATCTTAAGCTTATTGAGTTGCAAGGAGAATATAAGCAAGTAATAAGCGATAGAGAAAAGCAGATGAAAGAGTTTTCGGCTATTTTAGAAGAAAAAATAGACGTGGACCTCCAGATGATAAAAACAAGTGATATACCAGAAAACATAAACACGAAACAAATGACAGGAATACTCATTTTAATTAAAGAAGATGAGAGTAAGACAATTAATTAATATTTATTTTATATATGAAATACAAAGACATGCAAAAAAAGGCAGCTGCGCTAGGAATAAAATCAGTTGGAATATCAGCTGAAGAGCTTAAAAAATTAATAACTGAGAGCGAAGAGACATCTCCCGCAGAAGAGACAAAAGGTAAAGAGAAAAAAGAGACACCGAACACAGCGCTAATTATGAACGGAATGCACGAAGTAAGACGATACACCCTTGAGGTTCATGGAAAAGAATTTAAAGATTTAGCGGAAGAATTTATTATTGGACGTAAAAACTATACAGTCGTACTTAAACATTTGAAAAAAGGTATGAGTTGCCCAGCTTGTGGACACCTTATTGATAGTGTAGTATAATAATCACAATTTAGTAAAAGCATTGTAGACCCTTGGCGGTATGGTTTGGAGAAGAGTTGCTTACAATGCTTTCTCTTCTCCAAACCATACCGCCAAACAGGCGGTTTTTTAGTATAAGCTCGCTCGCTTAAAATTAGAGCAAAAAACAACGTCCTATGGACAAAGAAAATAAAGACCTCGAAGTGTCACCCGAGGAGCAAAAAGCTGAAGAGGAGGCAAGTAAGGAAGTTAATGTTGACGAGCTGAGAGAGAAACTCGCAGAAGATTTGGGAATTGATCCTGAAACTGAAGTAGAGCTGCTCAATAAACTTGTTGACAGGGAAAAATCCCAACGTGAAAGATTATCTGGAGCCATAAAGCAAAAGATAAGCTGGAGGGAAAAAGCCAAACAATTTCCTGCAAATTCGACGGGTAATCCGGCGAAAGGTGTTACACCAAATAAGGATGTGTTATTAAACTCGGAAGAGTTGGTAGACCAAAGAGTTAAAAGTATTCTAGAACAGAGAGACCTTGAAAGTCTCAACCTTCCAGAAGAACTTAAGTCTGAAGTTAAAGACTTTGCCAAGCTAAAAAACATATCGGTAAGAGAGGCGTCTCAACTTCCATATATCCTTTCGAGGAAACAGGAAATTGAAAAGGAGGCGCGGATTCAATCTGCAACTCCTAGACGATCGAGCAAGGGAACTTATACACCAAGCTTTGACCCATCGAAGCCACTGGACCCAGCAGATTTCGATTTTAATTCTCCAGAAGGAATTAAACAATGGAATGACGCAAAGGCGGCGAAGGCAAAAGCTAGGGCATAACAACCGGACCTCCCCGATCTTGCTATAGTATTTATTATTTTATTTTTTTAAATATGGACGACGCAAGAAAAGAATTTTGGGGAGACCTACAAGCCGATCTGTATGTGAAAAACACAGCAGTTTATTTGGCCAATCAATCCCTAGAAAATATAATTAGTTCAAATGGATATAAGGCACATAAGCCTATCCTATCTCACCCACAAGTTGGGACTTACACTCCTCACAGTGATATTGATTTTGATACAAAAACAGCAACAAAGCAGACGCTTACTGTTGACACGTTTGAGTATGCGGCAGAAGATATCGATATCACAGAAGAGGAACAAACTCCTTACAACCTCCTTGAGCACTCATTAATGTCAATCCGAAAAGGACTGAGCAACACTATTGAGCAGAAATTTCTTTCAGAACTTTCAAATGCAAGTCAAACTATTTCTGGATCACCTGTAACGGTGTCTTCAGCAAATATTCTTGACATCCTTGAAGAAGCAGAAGGAAAACTTGGAGCTTTTGATGCACCTTTTGAAACAGCAATGCGAGCAATCGTATTAGGACCTAGAACTGTTGCAAAACTTCGCAGAGCAAAAGGAGAACGTGAAACATCACTTGGTGATTCAGTACTAGCAAATGGTGTTGTTGGACCTTGGAATGGATGGACTGTTGTTCAAAACAACAACCTACCATGGACTGGCTCATTATTAATTGATGCTCAACCATCTGAAGGCGATACGGTTACTATTTCAGGAGTAACATTTACTTTTAAAGCTTCCCCAACAGTTGCAGGAGATGTAGATATTGCAGCAGCAGCAACAGCTCGCGCAAATCTTAAGGCCGCAGTAGAAGGTGGAGCCGGCGCAGGCAGTGCATATATCGAACTCGCAGCGAGAGATATATTCATGCTACGCAGAAAGCGCAGAGTAACATGTACTTCAGCTGAAACAATGGTATTCTCCGGTTTTGGTGACATATCTGTCTCAGAAGCTCTCACAGACAGTACGAACGTCTGGAGTTCTCTACAACAGACCTCGTCATTTATGACAAGAGGAGCTATTGACTTAGTGGTACAGTTCATGAAAATTGATGTAGGCGACAAAGAAAAAGGATTTGCAAAACTACCAAAAGGCGTTATCGGCGTAGGAGCTGAGACGTTTAGCGATGGAGCAGATCTTATGGTTAGTCTAACTCAAGATGCAAGTGGATTCTAATTACAAGTAAGTGAATACGGGTTGAAAATTCCTCCTCCCGCTCAGGGGAAACTCTAGGCGGGGGGAACACCCACGAAAGGAAAAAATATATGAAAGTTTTTAATCGAGCAATAAAATTAGCAGGCCATAATAGGACCATTAATTCCATTGCTGTTAAAGTATTGGAATATGATGGTGACGGAAATATCCTGAAAGCTTCAGGTACTACTGTTCCAACCGCAGATTCAGTCGGTTTTGCAAAAGAGTGTCTTTTTATAAAGACGGATGCTGCTGATGGAACAAAAGGATTATACTCAAATCAAGGTACTACTCTTCTGTCCGATTTTAATTTAGTCGGAAGCGTTGATGCAGCCGAAATAGCAATGGCAGATGGAACGATGCTTGTAGGTAATGCTTCAGCAATAGGCGTAGCAGTTACGATGAGTGGAGATGTTACAATAACTAATGCTGGAGTGTCTGCTATAGGGGCAGGAAAAGTATTAGGATCAATGTTGGGGCTAGGAACGTCTGGGTCCCCTCTTGCTCATACAGCAGTTGCAGACAAGGCTTACTCTGTATATACCACACAATCATCTACAGATGCTGGGACATCATACGAACCGGTACTATTCAGTACTGTTTTAACAGGAGTAGGACAAGTTGGCGGTCGTGTAAAAGCGATTATGACAACTAATGTAGCTCTTGGCGGATGGGCCAACGCTCTTAAAGGAGAGGTCTCATTCGGAGCAGCCGGTAGAGTAACTGGACTTGCTTCAGCAGTAGTTGCTGAAATGACTTTACCAAGTGCAGCTCTTACGACTGGAAATTATGCAGCCTTAGAACTAGAACTTAATTTGCCAGCCAGCTTTACTACAGGTGCAGGAACTCCAACAGCATTTCAATACATGTCTGTTCAGGGAGACGCAGTAGCAGAGATGGACACAAATGGATATTTGTTTATACTGAATGGTTTGACCCCAGCAGCTGGGAAACTATTTCAAACAAATACAGCAGCTGATGCAACACACGCATTAAGAGTGTTAATAGGCGGAACAGCTTATTACATTATGTTGACGAGTGTTACAAGTAGTTAATTTCACATAGTTTTGGAGGGTTCTATATAAAAACCCTCTACAACGTTGTAATTTAAAAAAAATAATATGTTTAGAAAAGACGCAAATAATAGAATAAAATATACAGCAGAAAATCTATCTACATTAAGCTTGACACCAAGTGTCACCGCTCTAGCAAGGACAGTTGACGCGACTATATCGGCCACAACCGAAATAGTATTCAACACATCCACAACATATATAAGCGTATATGCAATAGCAAAAGACATATATCTTAAATGGGGAGCAGACGATGTCACAGCATCGAATTTTGACGAGGTTATTATTGCAGGACAACAGAAGAACTTTATTGTTCCAGATAGTATTGCTGCTGCTAACTTTATTGAAAGAGAAGCAAGTGCAACGTTGATAGTTATTGAAAAATAACATGTCATGGGAAACAAAAATAAAGATAGAGCAGCAAGGGGATGACGAGGAAATTCATACTCCAGACGGCAGTCAAATTCTTGTTGGAGTTGACGAAGATCAAGTATTACTTTATCAAGAAGGTTTTAACAATTGGGAGCTAAAGGCAAAAGTGGAGGCATAAATAAATGACAAAATTACTCAGCAATCTAGCAAAAGGACAATGGCTTATTGGAACAGCCTATACCATAGGGGACATTGTAGACAATAACAGTTCCTCATATGTTTGCATTGCAAATAGCACAGGTGACGAGCCTCCAGACGTTACATATTGGGCGCTTCTATCTTCAGGGATCGAATGGCAGGGGCCATGGTCCGCAGGAACATATACATATAAACAAGCAGTTGAAAACAATGGCGTTGCATGGATTTGTAATGCCGCATCTACTACAGAAGAACCAACAGGAACGCCTACTGATTGGGACACATTAGCAGAAAAAGGCGATACTGGTGTTAAGGGTGATACTGGCCCTACAGGGAGCAAGGGAGACACAGGCTTCAAGGGAGATACCGGAGACAAAGGCGACACAGGCGCAGATTCAACCGTTAAGGGTGATACCGGAGTTAAGGGTGATACCGGAGCTGCAAGTACAGTCAAGGGAGACACTGGAGACAAAGGGGACACCGGAACTGCTGGAGACAAAGGTGACACTGGTACGAAAGGCGATACTGGAGCCGATAGTACCGTTGCTGGTGATACTGGCATTAAAGGTGACACCGGAGCGGATTCAACGGTTGCTGGCCCGAAAGGAGATACTGGTTCTAAGGGTGACACAGGGGCTCAAGGAGTTGCTGGGGCAGGTGTTAATTGGTTAGGAGCATGGAGCAGTTTAACTACTTATTCTATAGATGACGGTGTTTCATATAATAATTCTTCGTACATTTCAAATCAAAATACTAATCTTGATCATTTGCCAACAGATACTGATTGGTGGGATATTTGGGTAGCTCAAGGTGTAAAAGGCGATACAGGTATCAAAGGTGACACCGGAGTAACTGGATCGAAGGGGGACACGGGTGCTGATTCCACCGTTGCTGGCCCGAAGGGTGACACAGGTACAGCAGGAGCAAAGGGTGACACCGGAGATGGAAACTTTTTAGTCAATCAAGTTTTTAGTTAAAAATTATTATAAAAATATATGGCAACAGTAGTAAAAAGAAAATTATCAGGATCTACAGACGGGAAACAAATTAAAGTCGTTGCAACCGCAACAGCAGGAACTACTATCCACACCGCAGTAGCAGGTACTACAGCAGGGACATTTGATGAGATATGGTTGTATGCGGTTAATTCTTCGGCGAGTGATGTTAAATTAACGATAGAATGGGGAGAAGCAACAGCGCCAGATGGAAATATTGAGTCAACGATAGCGGCAGAATCAGGTCTTGTGCTTTTAATTCCGGGACTTATTCTTCAAAATGAAATGGTTGTTAAGGCTTTTGCAGGAACAGCAAATGTTATTACAATTAGTGGATTTGTTAATTCAATTACGGACTAATTATAAATTAACCATGATAAAAAAAACACTCTCTACAAAACAAGTCTTTTCATACGCAAATAGC